TGAGGACAAGCCCTTTTGCAGTTACTTTATTTGCATCATTATACTGATAAACGTATGGCGTAAATGCGATATTTGCGTTGGTGGCTGAATTATATTTTAGCCTGTAAATGCTCTTGTTAATATTATACACACCAAGTGATGTATCAACATTGGTGATGGTGGCATTAAATACAGCACTGTCTTCATTTTTGATTGTTGTTTTCTTAAACGCCCCGACAGCATTTGCGACGTAAATTGTATTTCCCGTAGCAATAGGGGAAACGTTTGAAACCTGACCCCTAGCAAAAATGCCAAGAGAGTTTGACTGATAAACGTGATCACCAACTTGTATATCACCAGTTTGACTTGTGATATTAATGGTATAGGTATTTGGAATACCCATAGCCTGAGAACTAATTGTTCTGTCTTCAACTGACTGGACTGAAATAGAAACAGCATTTCCAGTTGTGTAATAAGTTCTTGAGTTTGCAAATGGACCAGTCAGCAGTGGTCTAATTGTAATATCGCCGCTTGCGCCAACTTGGTTTGAACTTAATACAACACCTGAAGATGACACTGTGTTGTTGGCGTGATAACTGTAAACAATATCACCAGCAACAACGTTTGAAGTGGCAGAAATGAAGTTTGCATTTACAAGAGGTTGAACAACTGTTTCAAAAAGTTTGAATGTTAAATTGCTGGTTGAGGTAGGAATGACATTTGAAAGGTTGAGCACCTTTTCTGATACAATAGCATTTGCGCTTAATGTATAACCCCATCCGCCATCGACGAAAATAAAGTCCACAACACCAGTGGCTTCAGAAACTGCAGTAACTCTAGCAAGACCGCCAGTTCCTCTGAGTGAACCGCTGAATGATACGATGTCGCCGACCTTGAAGTTTCTTCCCTTGTCTTGAATCAAAACTTGGTCAACGGAACCTATAAGACTTGCACGTTTTGCGGAGTCATAAGTTGGTGTGCCATTTACACTGATACCGATTACTTCACCTTTTTGGAAGTTTCCTTGACGACCAGAAATGTAAAGCAGGTTTACATATCCGTAACCCGCTCTGCGGCGAATGTATCGTTCAACGAATGCTGTGGCTCCTGATAATGAGCCAATGATTTGTTTACCGACATAATCAACGTTGAACTTTGAGTAATTGATTTCAAGATACTCTGGACGCTCCCAAATACCATCCGAAACACGGAGGATTTTTTCACCAGGATATCCGACTTCAGCACTTGTACCATAAACAAGTTTGAAGAACAAGTCGATCGAACGTTCAGTACCTTTTGAACGATAAAGTTCAAGTGAGTTTTTAATCAACAACTGTTTGTTGGTTGCCGTGTCAAACTGAATGTTTTTGAGATACTTTTCCTTGAAGTAAACAATAAACTCATCAAGGGTTGTATCAATATCGCGGAGATCAGTTAGTCTACGAGCATACCATAATGGGTTGTTTGTACTTTCAAGCCATTCATAATATGCCTTGACAAACGCAATGAACTGGCCACCCTCCTCACGATAAAAAGAGGGAAATTGCGACTCAACAAATGGGGAGATTAATTTCTCAAACTGTTTCATTATTCGCGAACTTGCTCAACGTTGATTTCGACATCTGGTTCAAGAATATTTAGGATGGTATTTTTCGTTGATGTAATATCCTTGAATTTCGGCATTGCGTAAATTTTTAGGTAACTCCCATTATATGAAGTGAGGTTGAATCCTCTCGCATCAAGTTGACCATTGGCATAGTCAATTGTACCAACGTCAACGAGTTTTTGGTGAGAGTTTCCAAGCACTGTTGTAACTCTTATAATACCATTGCCATCGTCTTCCAAATTACACTGTTTACCATCAAAGGTAAACACGCTTGATCCAATTGCATGAACGTCATCGGCATTGTGTGAATCGCCGATTTCTGGAATTGTATCATTGATTGGAATGCCATAGTTTACAGCAATTCTTTGTGAAACGTTCAATGTTGGGGTCAAATACTTAACAAGTTTAATCTCAGTTTCGTTACTGATGATGCTTGGATCAGACTCATCAATGGTTTTGATAAACTTCGAGTAACGTAGTGTTCTGTTGAAGTTGTTCAAGTTTGTTGAGGCAAACTCTAAAATCTTCGAAAGCACAAGTGTTCGAATATCATCTGGGTTCAATGATGTAAGGTTGATATTGTATTTGATATTTGTAACAATTGACAAATACAAGTATTCAGGTGCGATGAATATTGGCTCCATTGCTACGGTTGCGCGGCTACGGAGAAAACGTTTGTATTCCTCCTCCTTGACCTTTGGAAGACCATCAACATCCTTTAAGTCAATAGACAAAAAGATTCGACCAAATTGTGGCGGTGTTGCATCTTCGCCGCCATATGCAGCAACTGTGTTGATTTCTGGAAAATTAATCTTTAGTAGGTTTTCATAATCTTCAGCGGTAACTGCTCTTTCCTGAGTCGTAAACGCTCTTGGAGCGTTGTATTTGATTGACTCAAGAGTTTCGTAAACAGAACCTGCTGAAGCAGAAGAAACTGTTCTAACTGTGATGTTTGTTTCGCTGTCAATGGCTTGGGCTGCACGAAACACTCTTGCGCCGTTCGGCAATTCACCATTTGATACACGGTATTCAATTACAACAACAGACTCATTCTTTGGTCTGCGCCCAACAATGCCATCACCGAAAATAATCTCATATGTGTCGCCGATGTATGGCTGAATGAAGTAAACTTTTGAGAGTGATGTCAAGTCGAATAGCGAGGTTGCGCGTGTGTATGTTTGAAGCGTTGCACCATTGTCTTCAAGAATTGTAACCTTCAAACTTGCGAGGTCAACATTTTTGTTACTGATTGTATATTTTGTTGGCTTTGTGTAACTTACTGGGTAGGTGTCAGTGACATAATCACCCTCATAAACAGTCAGTGTTGTTGTAAATGTGGTATTTGAACTTGTGACAGTTGATGTTTCTGCAGTTGTGAACAGGTAAGTATTTGAGCCAACTCGAGTGCTGAATGCCGTTCCTTTTGGAATTACAATGTTTCTTTTGTCTTGATCGGTAGTTACGATAGTCAGAGCCAGTGTAGCCTCTGATGACTTAAATGAACGTGGGAGATAGTTCAACTCCTTGGCGTGGCTAACAACACTGTCACGTAACTGAGCACTGTCAAGGAACATTTCGTTACCGATCATGTTCATATAGAATGCGTTCTGATACGTGTTATATGCTAACACATCAAGAAGCACATTAATGTTTGATGATTCGTAATCGTAATCCTTGAATGCTGATTGTTGTTTTAGAAACGCCTTCAACTCCCTTTTGTAGGAGTCAAAGTCTAAAGAGGTCAATGAGACGCTTGAATTCGCTGCCATTATCGTACTCTATCTAATTTGATTTGAAGTAATGCTGGATCAGGATTATTTATGACCCTGAAAATAATGTCGATATTATATGTTTGTTCATCGTTACTGAGTGAGATTCTGATTTCATCTACAATGGCACGTGGTTCATATTTCTTCAACGTTTCAGAAATCGACACCTTCAAGTTTTCTTTTGTTACAGAGTCTGCTGGTTCAAAGAGATATTTCTTAATGTTTCCACCGAGGTCTGGGGCGAAAAATCTCTCACCTTTATCCGTTGACAATAGGTTTCTGATACTGCGCTTTACTGCCTCGACATTTGTTCTTTTCAGCAACATGCCAGTGTTTGGATGTGCGTTGAGATTTGTCATGAAATCACTATAGATTTCCTTGTTACGCAGGTTTGATTGGTCATCTACTCTTTGAATTGCCATCAGAGTCTCTTTTTGAAGTATTTGGTTTTATTTAGGCACTGGGTCTGGTTGCAGTAATAACAACTTCTTCTAATTGTTCATCGCCAGGCAAATAGCCATACTTGGTAAATTTTAACTCAAAACATGCTTTAGGAAGCAGACCGTAAACAACATCTGCTAGGCTGAAAATTGGTTTCAAAATGATATTCATCACAGTGCAAACATCAACTTTACCCCTGAAAATGTCAACAAGTTGTATGACAAAATCAAAAATCTTCAGTGCCTGTTTTACGATCGGAATTGTACTTGCCAATTCTTTCAGAGTTTTGAGAACTTTTTCAAATGCTTTCATAATGAGTTCGACAAAACTCAGTGCTGAGAGCCTTTTCAATTTGTTCATCAAACGATTCCAGCCATCTTTTATTCTCGCAATCACTTTCTCTTTCATGAATGTTTTGAATTTCTTTATCTCTTCTTCCATGTTAATGTCAAGCATTTCGCCCACGGTGTTTGCACCGAGGAGTAAATTGAATGGTGAAGGAATCGGTATTGCCAAAATAACATCGATGAATGCATTCATTATCTTACTGGCTTGTTTCTCAAGTTCTGCCCTAACTTCATCCGCATATTCGCCACTGAGAAGTTTTTTCCTAATTTCTTGGTATTCTTCCTTTGCCTTTTTGTAGAGTTTATCGAAAAACTCTTTCAATGTTGTTGTTGGATCAGTGATTGAACCCAACTTGCTTATCAAAGATCCCAAAACAGGAACTTTTTTCAAAAAGTCTGTCATCGCAGTTACGATTTTGGTAATTGAAATATCAAACTGCTCATTGATCCAGTCAACAAGTTTTTGCCACAACTCCTCAGCACTGTAGTCTGGCGCAACAATATTCCACTCACCTGTGAAAAAGTCTGTTACGGTTTCATCAATACCTTTGATGAACTTTTGAGCCTCTTTGGCATACTCAGCCATTGCCGCTTTGATTTTGGCTTTACCCTCTTTAGTAAACACATCGCCGAGTTTACAGTCTGGTAAAAACGGTATTGGTAAGTTTAGTGGGTTTGGTATTGCGAAACTGATAATTTCTACAATTTTGAATAAGATTTCAAGAAGAAGTTTTTGCAAATACACATCAATGTCTTTGAGAAACTCTCTAACCTTATACTCCATTTCATCCACACCGCATCTTATTTTTGTGAAAACATCGGTCATTAAGATGCCAGTGATTTCGTTAATCACTTTTTCGATTTCAGCAATAGAGTTTTCTAATTCTTTTGTGCAATCATTATCATTCAACATTGCAGCCTGAACTCTCAATTGTGATGGAACACTACCGAGAGTTTTGAAATAGTTTTGCAATGTTTTTGTCATGTCTCCATTTTTGCACTCTATTTGCGGAGGCTCTGGGAGATATAAAACAAACTTGGACATTTTATGGATTGATTCCGACTATTGGAGCCTGAATGCTTATTGCTGTTGATGAAGTGATGCTGACTTTGTCTTTAGAGACAATATTTACTTTTCCATTTATAACTTGAACTTGTAAGTCACCACTATTTACAAACATAAATTTGTCTTGTTCAGTGTATTCAGTGTTGTTTACATTTGAGATAATATTGATATCACCATTTTCATCCATCATAATATATGAACCAGACTTGTGAGTTATGTTTAATCTTTCATATCCTGGCGTGTCATCAACTTCAATTGTATGACCACTTACAGTTTCGTAAACTTTATTAAATGGGTACTGGCTCGCGCTACCATTTTCACCCCTTGCGGCTGCGTTGACATCGTGATTTGCTGGATTGCCATTAGGTTTTGGAATATGAAACGTTCCCATAACAACAGGAATGTTTTTCTCTTTACCATCCATGTAAAATCC